TCTCTACGTGAACAAGCGGGGCGGTTCTTCGGGCGGATGAAGTCGTTCGTCCGGGAGTCGATCGTCGCCGGCGCGATGGGCCTGCTCGGGCCGCGTGCGTTGACGACCGACGAACTCCAGCAAGCGGAACGGCAAGCCCAAGTCCAGGACGCGTACATCGATCGATTCCAGATCGACATGATGCGGCCTCAGCCGTTCAATCCCGATAAGACGGTGCAAATCCTCGTAACGCCGTCGCCGATGACGCCGGGGCAGTTCATCGCCAGAGCCGAATCCTACGGCGCAGCGGTATGGGGAAACGCACAAGAGATTGCCAGGGCGACGTATGCCCGCGAGGCGATCTTCGATCAGGAGCATCTTGAGCTAGGCGACGCGGAGCACTGCCAGGATTGCCTAGACGACTCGGCGAGAGGATTCGTCTCTATCGGCTCACTCAGGAATATCGGCGATCGTCAGTGCAGGACGAATTGCGCCTGTCGCATGGTGTATCGCAAGGGTGACGACGGCGAAGTCTTCGTCGCGGGGCGGTGATTCATGCCGATCAGTTGGAACCCAACGAAATGGATCGATTCTCTGATTGAGCAGAGAATGAATCCAACAAAGTGGCTTGATTCTCTAATAGAGAGCCGCATGCATGTCGCCGGCCAGGCGATGGTCGGTATCGCGAAAGCGTTGGTGCCAGTAGATACGGGTCTGCTGAGATCGACCATAGCCTATAGCTATGCCCCCGACACAAAGACGCTTACTTTGCACGCGGATACGGGATATAGCCTGTTCGTCGAGACAGGCACGCATAAAATGGCGGCTCGCCCCTATCTCCGACCTGCCATGAACGCCGCCGGTCCCGCATTTCTAACCGGAAAACTAGCCAGCGTCTCCACCCAGATCATGGCGGGGACGTACAACAATCCCTTTCACGTCCCCCTCAAGATCAAGCCGCACATCCGGCCTTCGATCGAAGCCGCCAACATGAAGCACAACGTCGGCGTGACGAGTCGTACCAAATTAACTGCGATCCACATGAATCGCGCCAACGAGGCCCGCCGCCACAACATCGGCCTCAAGCAAGAGAGCCGCGTGATGATGACCAGTCTGTCGAAACTCAACCGCATTCGCAAAGCCTGGAATTAATCATGCCTGACCTTCCGCCACCCTTGCTCGTCGCCCCGCTCGAAAAACTCTCCCAGTCGGAACGCGGCGAGTTCAACCAGGAAGTCCTGGACATCGGCAAGATCGGCGACGGCATGGTGGTCTCGATCCCGTTCCCGATCGCCATGTACCACCGGATCGACGGCATCTGGATTCCGGTGGCCGACCTCGGATCGTTCAACTCGCCGCATCCTCATCCTGCCCCCAGCGAAGCCATTTCCCCTCCCGTCTCATCCGTGGCGTGTGAAGACGCCGACGACGATTAGTCGATCGATATCGAGTTGGCTGTTTTGTGGCGGCCGAGCGATATCAATGTGACGACGGACGACGCGACTCCGTGCAACCTAGAGATCGACGCATGGGTCTCCCCGGCACGAAGCCTGACTTTTATATCTTTTAGGTTTTCGTGCGACAGTTTATAGGGCTTGGCTTTCCTGCGTTCCTCCAGTTTGGCTTCAATGTCATCCGACACTTTGACATGCGATCCTTTCTCGCCGGTTAGTATTTTCGTTAATTGATCATGCGTGGTTTTGAATTTCTTTGACAGGTGCGTCTTGGGCTCACCATTGGCAAGCCCGATCTTGATGGCCATGGTCGTTTCATCCGACATCCAAGCTTGGTGCGCTTTTCTGCTCGCGTCGTTTCTTGCCTCAAGTTTAATGGCAAGTTCATCGGGAAGTTCGACATGACTGTATGATTCACGGTACACCATTTTGTTGATGGCTGTGATATTGAGATTATAGGATTTGGCGACCGACTTCATTGGTTCGCCATTAACGACCCGCGAAACTATTTCCACGAGTTGTTCATCGGTCACGCTGCGGAAAGACGCGAATCCGCACTCCCTTGAGCAAATCGATTTGCCTTTATATATGCTTTGCAGGAAGTCCTTTCCGCAGATCCGGCAGACCGAAGGCTTCGTGTGCGCCTTATTGATGTGCTTGAACCGCCCCCTGCACTTGGCTGAGCAAAACCTGACATTGAGCGACGGAGCATTTGTAATGAACTGCTCTTTGCATTGCTCGCAAATTAATTTCCGCTTCAGGTTGGCTCGGTACTCCTTCATTCGCGCTGCGGCCTTCTGTCGCGTCGGGATCGACTGCTCCGTGCGATACCAATCCTGAATAAACTGCTCCGAGAATTTCCGGCTGTTGTATAAGCGCTTGAGATTCTTGTCGATCCAGTACTGCTCTCGGGCCAGCAGTACGGTCACTTCATCAAAGCATCGCTCGATCAGTTTGAACTCGAAAGCCGATTCGCCGTGCTTGTTCCATGCGTTCTGGAGATAAGGGCAGAAGTGCCTGTTGTTTCTCAGTGCGTATCTATGAGCGTATATCCGGTTGGCGACGTTTCTGCTGTTCCCGATATACCGCTTTCCAGACGCGGTGTGGACGATCTCGTAGATTCCGGGGAAGGCAAGTTTGGTTTTCATGCTTTCCAGCATGACAAAACGTTAGAAATTTTGCAAGACGCATTCTTGCGTTGGCCGCCCCGGCATCGCCTTCGCAGTTGATCGGAAGCGAGAAACCAGATGAGCCAAATCCTTCGCGCGTTTAGCGCTACGGTCGACGATGTCAATCCCAAAGACCGAACGATCGTCTCCAAGGTGACTGTCGGTGACATCGACAGGCATCGGACGCTGATTCTCAGTCGCGGCGTCGAACTGGATTCGTACAGGAAGAACCCTGTCGTCCTTTTCGAGCACGGCAAAGATCCGATGCGCGGCATGCTTCCGGTTGGAAGGTGCGTGTGGATCAAGCATGACGAAGTCGGCAACGGGCGAATCCTCGCGAAAACCGCATTTGCTTCCGATGATTTTTCCAGCCTGTTGCTCGATTTCTACGAGCAAGGAACGATGCGCGGCTGGTCGATCCGGGCCGGGTTTAATGACGCAAGCCCGCCGTCTCGCGAAGAGATCCGCAGGCGACCCGAACTCGCCGAATGCGATACGGTTTACAGATCAACGACGCTTTATGAATACAGCGCCGTGAGCATCCCGAGTTGCCCGTCTGCACTCTCAGACCCGGAACTCCGCTCCCTCTCCACCCTGGTCGTTCGCGGCTTCTGGACGCCGACCGAGGAAGTGAAGCCGCTGGTCGAGCCGATCATAGAACGCATGACTGAGTCCGGCGGCATGGCTTCGGGCGGCGCGTTGGTGGCTGACGACGACGCGGACGAAGGCGACGAGCCAGATGGAGACGACGACGAATCCGAGGGCGTCGCCAAGAAGAAGAAAAAGAAGAAGAAGGCCGAGGAGCGTGCGGCCGATGACGGCGAGGGCGACGACGGCTCGATCGAAATGTGCGCCGAGAAGCCTGAAATGCGGTCGGCCGACGACGCCGAGACGGGCGGCGACGATGCGGACGGCGACGACGCGTCCAACGTGAATCGCGCCGGGCCTCCCGATGAGCCGCGTAACCGGATCGGTGAGTGGACCGATGGAGCGGAAGGCCAATCCGAGGAGTCGAAGGTCAAGCGCCGCAAGAGCCGCCCCAGCCTTTTCGACGAGGACGGCCACATGAAAAGCAGGCCCACGGAGAAGGACGTAGAGAAGCTGACGAGACTCCAGGCCAAGTACGACAAGTCGCCGCTCTACAAGACGCCCGACCTGAAGGATGAGAAGACGGGCGAAGTCTTCTCGTTCAAGGTCGTCAAAAACGCCGGCTATCACGAAGACTCGGACGAGTACAAATACTACGCCAAGATGACCGGGAGCAAAGAGGGCGACATCGACCTCGATGGGCACAACAGCCCCCAGAAGGCGGCGAAGTCCGTCGACAAGTCCTATAAGCGGATGGCGAAGGAACTCGACAAGGCGTCGAGCAAGAAGCGATCCGCCCCCGACGACGACATGGCGACGGCCGACGACGACGACCTGATCGGCGAATGGTTCGACTACCTTGATGAAGCGATCCTCGACCGGACGGCTCCCGAGCCCGATCCCGT